AGTACTTGTTATTGCTCCAACTAGCTTACTGTACAACTGGGAAAAAGAAATAGAAAAATTTACACCATCACTAAAATCATTTATTTACCATAAACAAAATAGACAATTTCCAAAAGATGATTTTGATATACTATTAACATCATATGGAGTTTTAAGATACGATTATAAAAAATTTAAAAAATTAAATTGGTTTTTACTTGTAGTTGATGAGGCACAAAATATTAAAAATCCAAATGCAAAACAAACAAAAGCTCTAAAAACTATTCGAGCAGATAATAAAATAGCTTTAACAGGAACACCAGTTGAAAACAGATTATTAGAATATTGGTCTATATTCGATTTTACAAATAAAAGCTATTTATATTCCTCTAAAAAATTTAAACAAAGATTTATAAATCCAATTGAAAAAGAAAAAGATGATGATGTTCTAAATAATTTTAAACAACTTACAAGTCCATTTATTTTAAGAAGACTTAAAAATGATTCTAAGATAATTACTGATCTTCCAGATAAAAATATAAGTGATATCTATTGTAACTTAACTGGAGAACAGGCTGCCTTATATCAAAAAACATTAGAAAGTGAAATGGATGAAATCTCATATGAACTAGGTATTAACCGTAAAGGATTAATTTTTAAGTTAATGAATTCCCTAAAACAAATCTGCAACCACCCATCACAATTCATGAAAAACAAAAGCTATAAAATTCAAGATTCAGGTAAAATGGAAGTTTTAATTGAAATCTTAGAAAACATAGAAGAAATGGGTGAGAAGACCTTAATTTTTACTCAATATGTGCAGATGGGTAAAATTATGAAAAAAATATTAGAAAAAAAGTTTAAAAAAGAAATACTATTTTTACATGGATCTTTAACTCGTGAGAAGAGGGATAAAATGATTAATGAATTTCAAAATGATCCAAGTAAAAAAATCTTTATTTTATCACTTAAAGTTGGCGGAATTGGTTTAAATTTAACTGCTGCACAAAATGTTATTCATTATGACCTTTGGTGGAATCCTGCAGTTGAAAATCAAGCAACAGATAGAGCATACAGAATAGGGCAGAAAGAAAATGTAATGGTCTATAGGTTGATAACATCAGGTACATTTGAAGAGAGAATCAATGAATTAATAAAAGAAAAAGAAGAACTTGCAGAATTAGCTATTGGAAATAATGAAAAATTCTTAACAGAAATGAGTAATGATGAACTTAAAAACATGTTCTCTTTAAGGTAAATTAAATTCTTCTTAATGAATTAAAATATTTTTTCATAGAAAAATTTTAAATCTTAATAAAGACAATTAATAATATGGATTTTTGTAAAGATTGTGGATTAATTGAAAAGTATTGCAAATGTAGTAATAAAAATTTAAAAGCTGATTTAAAGATGATTCGTTTTTATCTAAGTGATGAAGAAGTTGTTACAGCTTGGATTCATAAGGATAGAGTAAAAAACAGGAAAGGCAAAGATTTTACATGTATAAACTGTGATAATCCACTAATTTATTTACAAAATAAGATTTTCTGTCCTAATTGTAATAAAGAATATAAAATTTTTAAAAAATTCTTTAAAGAAGATATTAAAAAACCTAAAAATAATAATATACAATATCGTGAAAAGATTAAAGAATTAAATAATATTCTTGATATAAATTTTAAAAAAGGTAGTAAAAATCCTTTTAAGAAGTCAAAAACCCAAAAAGAATTACTTCAATTTGAAAATCAGGATTTTAAAGAAAAAAACTTGGAAAATATTGATTTTTCACATATTCCAAATCCAATTGATGAGATATTTTTATTGTTAAGTTCTAATCCTGAGTTTTACAGTGAAGATTTTAAATTATTACTTAAAAAGTTGTATAATAATTTTTTAAGTTTTAGTCGAAAAATTTCAAAAATAGAGGATTATGAAATAGATGATAGTTTAAAAGAAGATGAGGCTCATTTATGGAAGGAATTCATTGTTAATATTAATAGTGATTACTTTATTTCTAATATTATTTTAGATGATGATAAGACCTTTAGGAATAATGATTATTCTACAGAGAAGATTCTTTTTAGATTTTTAAGTTTTTCTAATTTTAGAGATAGTACTTATAATCTTAAGTATTGGAATTTAATAGCTAAGTTTACTTTAAAGTTAATTAAAAATCAGGCATTTATACCAGAGTTAATAAAACTTGATTCTGGAAAATTCTGTATTAGATGGATTCCAGCTATTTTTAATGAAGAAATAAATAAGATTTTAGATAAATTACAAATTTTATGTCCATATGATTTGATTGTATTTAATGGATCAAAAATCAGTAAAAAACAACAAGTTTTATCAGGAATCAGTATTCTTTTTAATGGATTTATAGAAATCTTTAAAAAAGATGGAATTACTGATGAGTTAAAGAGTAATTTAAATTATAAAGAATTTTCAATGTTTTTAAATGAAAATGTTGATTTATATCCTAATGAACAAATAGTTAATCATTGGCTTATTAATTTATTAAAAAATAAACAAGATTATGATTTGATTTTAGATATTAGGGCATTTCAAAATGAATTATTTATGCAATTATTAGTTAAGTTTAAAGATGGATTTCCTGAAAATTTTTCTGAAGCTATTTCAAAGGATGATACAATTAAACATAGTTTACTATGTGATCTTGAAGTAATACAAGAGTCAATACCTGAGATAGATGATGGTATTAATATAAAAAAGTTGAATATATCTCTTGATATAGATGTAGTATCTTACTTTTTAAAAAAAATAGAAGATCTATCTAAAGTACTTGGAATCAGTATAATACTACCAAAAGATTTAGAAGAAAAATTCAAACCAAAACTAGCACTAAACTTTAAAGAAAATATAAATAAAAAAAGAGATTTTTTCAAAATAGAAGACCTAGTTGATTTTAACTGGGAAATAGCAGTAGGCTCAAAAAACTATTCAAAAGAAGAATTTGAAAAGATATTAAAAAATTCCAAAAATTTAATGGAAATAAAAGGATTAAACGAAGAAAGTATTAAAAAAACACTTAAAAAATTTGAAAACGCACCAAAAAAACTAAATAGAAACGAGCTATTACAAGGATTACTAAGTGGTAGAGTAGATGAAATAAATGTTAACGTTGATTCAGCTCTTGATAAAGTAATAGAAAGAATAACAAGCTATGAAAAAGTAGAGATTCCTGATTCATTAAATGGAACCTTAAGAGATTATCAAAAAGAAGGATACTACTGGTTAGTACAGAACATACACCTTGGATTTGGAAGTATACTAGCAGATGATATGGGTCTTGGAAAAACAATACAAGTTCTAACAACTGCACTATACTTAAAAGAAAATAGCTATTTAAATGAAGAAAAAGTTCTTGTTATTGCACCAACAAGCTTACTATACAACTGGGAAAAAGAAATAGAAAAATTCACACCATCACTAAAATCATACATATACCACAAATACAATAGACAATTTCCAAAAAATGATCATGATATCATACTAACATCATATGGAGTACTAAGACGAGACCTTGAAAAATTTAAAAAAGAAAAATGGTTTTTAACAGTAGTAGACGAAGCACAAAATATTAAAAACCCAAATGCAAAACAAACAAAAGCAGTAAAATCTATAAAATCAGCAAATAAAATAGCTCTAACAGGAACACCAGTTGAGAATCGTTTATCAGAATATTGGTCAATATTTGATTTTACAAATAAAGGATTTTTATACTCACAAAAAAAATTCAAACAAAAATTTATAAACCCAATAGAAAAACAAAAAGATAACGAAGTACTAAATAACTTTAAACAACTAACAAATCCATTTATATTAAGAAGACTTAAAAACGATTCAAAAATAATAAGCGACCTTCCAGATAAAAACATAAGTGATATCTACTGTAATCTAACAGTAGAACAAGCTGCCTTATATCAAAAAACACTAGAAAATGCAATGGATGAGATTACATATGAAGAAGGAATAGGTAGAAGAGGATTAATCTTTAAATTAATGAATTCCCTAAAACAAATCTGTAACCACCCATCACAATTTATGAAAAGTAAAAGCTATAAAGTTCCAGACTCAGGAAAAATGGAAGTATTAATAGAAATCCTAGAAAACATACAAGAAATGGATGAAAAAACCTTAATATTCACCCAATATGTACAAATGGGCAAAATAATGAAAAGATTATTAGAAAAAAAGTTTAAAAAAGAAATACTATTTTTACATGGATCCCTAAATCGTGAAGAGCGAGATAAAATGATTAATGAATTTCAAAATGATCCAAGTAAAAAAATCTTTATATTATCACTTAAAGTTGGTGGAATTGGTTTAAATCTAACATCAGCACAAAACGTAATTCACTATGACCTCTGGTGGAACCCAGCAGTAGAAAATCAAGCAACAGATAGAGCATACAGAATAGGGCAGAAAGAAAATGTAATGGTCTATAGGTTGATAACATCAGGTACATTTGAAGAACAAATCAATGAATTAATAAAAGAAAAAGAAGAACTTGCAGAACTAGCTATTGGAAATGGTGAGAAATTCTTAACAGAAATGAGTAATGAAGAACTTAAAAGTATGTTTTCTTTAAGATGAATAATTATTTGTAATAGCTAAAAACTATTTAAATAAAATTGAATTAAAACGATTAAACAGAACTGTTGATGGTTTTTAACTCTTGGTGAAAATAGAGCAGAAAATCACATTCATACAAGTATAATAAATTTATTAAAAAGAAAAACATATAATTAGGAAATAATAGTGTTATTTGTGATTAAATGGTAAATTACGGAAAAACATGGTGGGGTGAAAAATGGCTTGATGCTGTTGAAGGTGTGGATTTTACAAATAGAATTCCACGTGGTAAAACTTATGCAAACACAGGTAAAGTCTATGATATTCAAATTAATGATAATATTGTAACTGCAAAAGTTGAAGGAAATTATGCACCATATTATAAAGTTACTATAATGTTTAAATCATTTAATAGAGCTGAAAAAGAAATAATAGCTGAACTTATTAATAATTCATCAGCTATTTTATCAGGACTTTTAAATAACAAACTACCAGAAAATCTACATGATGAACTATCAAATCTAGGAATTGAGTTATTTCCAAAGTCTTGGGATGATATAAATGCAGATTGTAATTGTCCAGATTATGCGCCTGCTTGTAAACATATTGCAGGTTTAATTTATATGATAAGTTTAGAAATCGATAAAGATCCTTTTAAAGTTTTTAAACTACATGATTGTGATTTATTTTCTATGATAGATCATTTTGAAGATGTTGAAGATGAAAAAGTAAGAAAAATTAAAGAGCTAAGTGAAGTCTTTAAAAGTAAAGATGATGAGATTATATCTAAAAAAGATTCTGAATTTGATTTTTCAAAGATTCCTAATTTACATGATACTACATTTTTAATGTTAGAATCAGATCCAGTTTTTTATGAAAAAGATTTTAAAGCTATTTTAAGTAATTTTTATAAAAGTATATCAAGATTTTCTAAAAAACTTTTAATTAATAAACACTCAATAAATAATAGCTATAATGATTTTGTATTATTAAAAGAAACTAAAAAAGATCATTTAAAAAATAGGGATAAAGATTTAGATAAATCATTTACAAAGAAATGGTCTAATCCTCATTTATGGGGAGAGTTTAAAATAAATATTGATGATAATTATAAAATCTCTAATGTTTTTATAAGTAGTGAAGATAAAAGAAAATCTCCATTTACATTTAAAAATAATGAATCTTTAGAGATATTAGTTCTTGGTTTTTTAGTTGAAATCAATTACTATAGTCATATAAATAAGTTTAATGAAAATATAAAGTTTTTAGATCTACTTTTAAAGTTTACAATTGATATTATAAAAAATCAAGCTATTATTCCAGAGTTATATAAAACAAAAGACGATAGCTATATTATAAGATGGGTTCCTGCTTTATATGATAAGGAAATTAGAAATATTTGTGAAAATTTTTATATGGAAGTTCCAGATGATCTTGTAAGTTTTAATAATCATTCAATATCTAAAAAACAATCAGTAATATCAATTATTAGTCTTTTAATTAAAGGAATCTTAAATAAATTTTCAATGTATGGTATATCACAAAAACTTGAAAAAAACCTAATAAATCCTCAATTCAAGCTATTTTTAGGTTCAAAAGAGAAATTCAAAGGTGATGAACTTTTAATTGATCAATGGCTTTCAAACTTTACACTAAAAAACAGAGATTACACTTTATATTTACATGTTGAAGAGTTTGATGAGGATTTTACAATTGATTTAAAAGTTAAATTTGATGATGAACTTCCAAAAACTGTAAGTAAAGTTATATCAGATAAAGATAACTATGAAATTACTGATAAAAAGCTTAAAATTCTCTCAGATATTTACCTAATAAAAGAACACCTTCCAGAAATTGAAAATTCACTAGACTTTAAAAAAGATATTAGATTTAATTTAGATGAATTTTCAGAGTTTTTTATAAATATCCTTCCACTTTTTGATATAATGGGAATTTCTATAATTCTTCCAAAATCATTAAAAAAGATTTACACACCAAAGCTTGTTTTAAATGTTCAAAGTACAAGAGATATTAAAAATCAGAAATCATACTTATCTGTTAAAGATATTGCAAAATATGATTGGAAAGTAGCTATTGGTTCTAAAAGCTATTCAAAAGAAGAATTTGAAAAATTAGTTGAAAAATCAAAAGGACTGGTTAAAATAGCTAATGAGTTTGTAGTTTTAGATGAAAATCAAGCAAAATCATTTATTAAAAAATTAGATAAAGTACCAAGTAATCTTAATCAAAATGATTTAGTCCAAGCTATTTTAAGTGGAGAACTTGATGAAGCTGAAGTGGATATTGACAATGAACTTAAAACATTAATCAATAATATAAACAAAAAAGAACTTGTTAAAGTTCCAAAGGCTGTAAAAGCTAATTTAAGAGATTATCAGAAAACTGGGTATTCCTGGCTTGTTCAAAATATTAATACTGGTTTTGGAAGCATACTAGCAGATGATATGGGTCTTGGTAAAACACTACAAGTTTTAACAACAATAATGCACTTTAAAGAAAAAGACCTACTTTTAAAAGAAAAAGTATTAGTTGTTATGCCAAGTAGTTTGCTTTTTAATTGGCAAAGAGAAATTAGAAAGTTTACACCAGGATTAAAATCAATTATATACCATGGAAATAATAGGAAATTTCCTAAAAAGGATTATGATATAGTTTTAACATCATATGGAATCATAAGAAAAGATGAAGAAAAATTTAAAAAGATGAAATGGTTTTTAATTGTTATAGATGAAGCACAAAATATTAAAAATCCATTAGCTATGCAAACAAAATCAATTAAAGCTATTAAATCTAAACATAAAATAGCTTTATCTGGAACTCCTGTTGAAAATCGTTTAAGTGAATATTGGTCAATATTTGATTTTACAAATAAAAATTACTTATCAAGCCCTAAAAAATTCATGAAAAAATTTATTCAACCAATTGAAAAAGAAAGAAATAGTCATGCTCTTGAAATATTTAAGGAAATAACAAACCCCTTTATTTTAAGAAGAGTAAAAACTGATAAAAGTATAATAAATGACCTTCCAGATAAGGTGGTTAATGATGTCTTCTGTAATCTAACTGTAAAACAATCTGCTATATATCAAGAAACTTTAAATTCATTAATGGAAACTATTGATGCAAATGAAGGAATAAATAGAAAAGGAATGATTTTTAAATTAATAAATTCACTAAAACAAATCTGTAACCATCCAAGCCAATTTATTAAAAATAAAAAACCTGAAATAGAAGACTCTGGGAAAATGGAAGCATTAATTAACATCTTAGATAACATTCTAGCATCAGATGAAAAAGTATTAATTTTCACCCAATATGTACAAATGGGTGAAATAATCCAAGAACTAATTGAAAAACATTTTAATACAAAAGCCTTATTTTTACATGGATCCCTAACAAGAACTAAAAGAGACAAGATAGTTGCAGAATTTCAAAATAATTCTCAAAAGAAAATCTTTATAATATCCCTTAAAGCAGGTGGAACAGGATTAAATCTTACAGCAGCACAAAACGTAATTCATTATGACCTCTGGTGGAACCCAGCAGTAGAAAATCAAGCAACAGATAGAGCATACAGAATAGGGCAAAAAGAAAACGTAATGGTATACAGGTTTATTAGCTCTGGAACATTTGAAGAGAAAATAAATAAAATGATAAAAGAAAAAAGTGAATTATCTGAATTAGCTGTAAGTAGTGGTGAAAAATTCATAACAGAAATGGGTGATAAAGAACTTAAAAATATCTTAAAACTTAGGAAATAGCTATTTTACTCTAATTTCCGTTTATTCATAAATTAATATTAGTTCATAGTTAATTTAAAATCATAGAGAAGAATAAAAATCAGTTTTACGATAAATTTTATATACATCTTCTAAAACTTTTTTTTGTTTAAATATTCCTTTCTTTTCGAAGAAGCTATTATTTTTGGAATAGTTTAAGTAAATAAAACACTTTCAAATTCTTTTAAATATTTTAAACTTTATAAATACTATTCTTTAAATAGCTATCTTCTTTTGTTCATTTAATATTCAACTTTTTATTTTAATATTAATCCCCAAGTTAATCCCCAAGTTAATCCCCAAGTTAATCCCCAAGTTAATAATATATTTCATTAAAAAATTTATTTTAATAATTTAAAACATAATGAGTATTTCTTCCATCGCCTGTTCGTTTAATTATTCCTAATTTTTCTAAATTAGCGGTTTCTGTTCTTGCTGCTGTATCAGATATATTAAACATTTCTCGTATCGTTTTATTAGTTATTTTATTATTTGATATAATTTTTTCAACAATTTCCATTTGTCTTTCATTTAATGGAACTTGTCCTTTTTCTTTTAAAATTTTAGCATTCATACTTAATTCAAGGACTTTATCTTTAACATTTTTCATACTAACGGCAACACCTTCTGAAAAATACTCTAACCATCTTGTTAAATCAAGCGTATCTTGATTAACACTTTGTAATGCACGATAATAATTAGGACGATCCATATCATAATAATCATCTAATGTAAAGAATCTTTTCAAATCAAAGCCAGACTTATAAAGAACCAAAGCAGCCATAATACGTGCAGTCCTACCATTACCATCTATAAAAGGATGAATTCTAACTATTTCATAATGAGTAATTCCCGATACAATTACAGGATTAATTTCATCTAATGATAATGAATTAAACCATTCTAAAAAATCATTAAGTAAACCATAAACCTTATTAGTATCAGGAGGCATGAACCTAATTGAACCATCAGCACCACCAACATATACTTGACAATCTCTTAAAACTCCTTCATGATTTGGGTTATTCAATGTTTCCTTAGTTAAATTTTTATGAATTTCAAATAAATCTTCGAGTTCGAATAGCTCTTTTGAAGCATATTTATCAATTTTTTTTAAAGTATTAATATAATTTAAAACTTCTTGTTTATCTTTACGTCTAGCCATAATGTTTCTACCCTTTTCTAAAGCAGTAACTTCCTTAAGACTAAGGGAATTACCTTCAATAGCTGTTGAAAAATGAGCACTGCGTAAAATAGCATCTTTTCTTAAAGAAATTTCCCATTCGGGCACTAAATGAGCATTCATTATAATTGTTTTTGATTCAGTTATGTAAGTTAGATTCTGTACTGTTTTATGGGAATAATTAAATTTTGGATTAAACAAAGAAATCTTACCTTTTTAATGAGTTTATATAATTATTATCTAAATTAAGAAATATAAATTATTGGTATCTTTTGAAATATTAATTATTTTTATTTTTAAATCATCAAACTTCTAATTAAGATATAACTCTTTCCTAAATTTTACTTGTAAACTTTCAAAGATTATGAAATGCAAATTCAACTAGAAATCATCCTTTATTTAATATCATAGAATAAATTATAGAAGAATAATAAAATTATATAAAACAAGGTGTCCGATAATTTAATTTTTTCTGAGGATATACAATGCTTATTTTATATTGTTTGATAGTGTACAAATGATATTTCATAAAAGTACACTTTTATTATTAATAATTTTTAATTTAGAGT